TAATATATGTGTTTAATTTGTGTAGAAATTCAAAAAGGCCAACTATCACCAAATGAGTTTGCCAAAAAAATGGACATGGTTTTAAGGGAGATGCCAGATCACGAGGAGGAACTGATTGATGCGCTCGCTAAATCCGACCCAAAATATCTTGAACAACTCGATAAATATCTTTCAGAAAAGCTTATCAAAGATCTTGCTGATATCCTTACTGTTTTTTAATGCCGCCTGTGGACAACCAGAATCAGCAAAAAAACAGCCTTACATTGAACCCGAGTTTGAATACTTTGTGGGTCTATTTGAATTAGAACAAAATGTTAATGTTGACATTGAGATGAAATTTGCTAAATTAGAGCTGCCCGCTGTTGGTATGTGTTATTACCTAAAGTACGAAGACGGCACCCGCGAATTTATTAATATTGAAATTGATCCTGAATATTGGCAAGATACATCAGAAACTAAAAAAGAAGTATTATTGTTTCACGAATTAGGACATTGTGTCTTGGGGAGAGATCATGATGAACAAAAATTATATTACACAGTTCCCAAGAGCATCATGTATCCGTATTTGTTTGAAAACGCATATCAAAACCATAGGAGTTATTATGTAGAAGAATTACAAAATCAAAAAATTCTATTTACAGACTATCTTTGATTGTGTATAACTAAAAAATAAGGAGTGAATGTATGAAAAATTCAAATGTAAATCGTGGTGGTGTTAGCTTTGAAACTTCAAGAAATGCTTACCGTGGCTCTGTTACTATTCTTGGTACTCGCCACCGCACAAAGTATTATCGAACAAAAATCGGTGCTCGACGAGCACTAACCAGCCTTATTAATACACTAACTAAACTAAATGATATTGATTTGATTACTTGTTAATTTATTGAGCGCCACCCTTAACCCTCAACGCGCTCAGGCACCGATATGCCTCCTCCACATATCGGTGCCTTTTTTTTAATTATACTTATATGAAAATATCCATTGGTAATGTAAAAGATAAAAACATAAAAAACATCATAGAAAAAAACCTAAACAATGGTTATTCTGTTTACTCAGACGGCAAAGAATATTACGTAGACGTTTTGGTTGATGGCTCTAGCTATAGATCTATTGATTGTAATTTTTTATACATCCCCAGTGGAATGTATAAAATTAAAAACAATATAGTTTATACGGTGGATGATGTTCAAAGTTGGATCAATTTATAAACATAATAGTTGTTTGGATATTTGTTTTAGGATAGAGACTGTTGAAGAAAAAGAAAACGGCGATGTACGTTTATTGGGCTTGTGGCTGAATCAACACTATGATATGTTAGTTATCTGTGGTGACGATATCACCATAGCAAAAGATCGTATTCATCAATGGAGAGAACTCAATGTCTAACAAATACGATGTTTTTTCTAACAAGTTTGCTCAGGATATTTATCTTCAAAAATATTCAATGAACCAAACAGAGACTTGGAGCGACACTTGCGAACGAGTTGTTAATGCCGTTTGCGGTCAGCTTCTTGATTCTAAAACTAAATCTAAGATTCTAAAATATATGAAAGACCGGAAGTTCATTCCCGGTGGTCGCTATCTTTATTCTTCTGGTCGATCTTTTCACCAAGTTAATAATTGTTTTTTATTCCGTGCAGAAGATACTCGTGAGGGTTGGGCGGATCTTATGACTCGCACTACGTCTGCTCTTTTGACTGGAGGGGGGATTGGTGTAGACTACACAGCAATTCGCCCAAACGGAGCGCCAATTAAACGAACGGGCGGAGTTTGTACGGGACCAATTTCTCTTATGGAGATGGTAAATGAAACGGGTAGGCACATTATGCAGGGCGGACAAAGACGCTCTGCTATTTGGGCGGGGCTAAACTGGGACCACCCCGATACTCCTAAATTCCTTCATATTAAAGATCATTCACCAGAACTCCATGCACTTAAAGAAAAAGACTTTAACTTCCGTCTTCCTATGGAGTTTACAAATGTGTCTGTTATATATGACACGAATTTTTTTATTGCTATCGAAGACGAGAACCATCCCGATCACATTAAAGCTAAATCCATTTGGCTAGATAACTGCAAACAGGCATTCTCCACGGCGGAACCGGGAATGTCGTTTAATTTCCGTAAAGACGCAGAATCTCTTCGTAATGCTTGTACTGAGGTAACATCCGAAGATGACTCGGATAAGTGTAACCTTGGCACAGTGTGGATGAACCGCTGTAAAGATAAAGAAGAGTTTGCCGAAGTTGTAAAGTTTGCGACACTTTTCTTACTTTGTGGAAGTATCTATTCAGATGTTCCGACCGCTAAGATCAAAGAGGTTGGATTAAAGAATAACCGCATTGGGCTTGGCTTGGGTGGCATGCACGAATGGCTTATGCTCCGTGGGCACAGGTACGAATGTGTCCCAGAGCTACACAAATGGCTTGCAATCTATGAACGGGAATCTGACTCAGCAGCATTTATTGGCGCAAAACAACTGAACGTAGCCGTCCCCAAGGGCGTTAGAGCCATTGCTCCAACCGGCACCATCGGCATTATTGCCGAAACTACCACCGGCATTGAACCCCTTTTTTGCAAAGCGTACAAGCGCAGATACTACAAAGAAGGTAAATGGATGTATCAGTATGTCGTAGATGGTGCGGTTAAGCGTCTTATGGAACAAGGGGTTAAACCAGAAGACATTCAAGACTCATATGATATCTCGTTTAAAGAACGAGTTAAATTTCAAGCAGACGTACAACAATATGTTGATATGGCAATCTCTTCTACTTGTAATATGCCATCATGGGGATCTGAAAAAAACAATGAAAAAACTCTTGAAGAGAACTCTAAAACACTGTTAAAGTATGCTAAGAGGCTTAGAGGATTCACCGTTTACCCCGATGGGTGTAGAGGTGGGCAACCACTAACCCAAGTCCCTCTTCACGAGGCTCTCACCGTTGAAGGACTTGTATTTGAAGAACAAGAAGGTGAGTGTGTAGGGGGGGTTTGTGGGGTTTAAATGGCAAACAATCTAATGGACGAAAGACTAATCAATAGATCACCAGAAGCACCGTTGGATGGTGTGTATAGGTATGAGTTAATTCCGGCAGAAACCCCAATGGATTATTATATTGATCTCTGGTATCAATTTGCAATGGGGGATGAAAAAAAACTACTCGATGTGTTGGATGATGCTGTTTATTTAAAAGCCGGAGAATATGTTGAGATCAATGAAGACGGCGAACCAATGGTTAGAAAAAAAGGATCGCATTTAAAACTTATAGTTAATAACAACTAAGGACTTTTATATGGACAAAATACAAAAGTACAAAAAAATGTACCCATCTGAAGCAAATGGTAATGAAAATCTAGTTGTTGATTCAAATGGTAAGCTGATTGTTCCAAATTGGCTTATTCGTTATTTAGTTGATAGCTCTGGTCTTAAATCTAAAAAGAAAAGACTTGTTAAAAAAGTTTTAAAAAAACAACTAATTAAAATTGTAAAAAACTATGCAGAAACTGAAAATTAAAACAAGCAGCGGCACCTATTCTGTATACTTTTATTTTACAATGCAAACTGGATTGATACCAATCCATAAAGCCAATCCTATTCTTACTGGGTATTTTAGTGACGGCAACTGGTCTATCTACGATGAATGGAATGAGTGGATTAACTATCCAGACACACTACCAAACAAAGATGCAGAGCCTTGTAAAAATAAAGTATGCCTACATGATTGGAAAGAGTATATAGGCTTTACCGATAAGTATTGGTACTGTGAAAAGTGCGATGCTAAGTCTGAGGAGAACCCAAACAAATGTTTTTAAAACTAACACATGCTTCCACAGATGAAAAGCTTAGAATTAATATTAACAAAATAGTTACATATGTAGCTAGATTAGATAGATCGCAGGATAAAGGTGTTAACTCAATTGTCGGGTCGTACATCACAACCACCGAAGATATACACATTATGGTCAAAGAAAAACCAGAAGAAATTGATAGACTGTTAGCAAGTTCATATGTTACAATTAAAGAGGCGTATGAAAATAGAACTTCAGAAGTACCACAATATTCGACCAACAGTGAAATCAATGATTCAGAACAATCAGAATCGGGATCATGTGGACTTAGTTGCGAACATTGCAGTTGCTTGTAATTGTCCAGTGATAGCATGCTGTTACTACTATGCCGAAGCCTTGGGGTACATGCCCGAAGAAACCAAAAAACAAATAAACACCTTAATAGAATTCTACAAATACGAAACTGTTCTTGGAATTGAAACGTTAGAGGATTTTAAATGAAAGAAGTTTATCTTGTAATGAGAAGAGAGCATTTCGGAATTGATTTTTATGACCACGTTGTGTCGGCCCACTCAAGCGTAGAAAGCGCAAAAGCCGAAGCAAAAGAACTTCAAGACTGGGACAACAAACTTCCAATTAACAAAACAGAGTATACTGTTCTTCCCACTAAATTTACACAAACAGAAACGGTAATTCAAAAAAGGTTAAACCTTTTATGAAAAAAAAAGAATTCACAATACAAGTAAACGGGAACCAAACTACCGTTAACAGTCCAGATTATGTGGATGCTTTTTATAGATTTCCCACTGAACAAACACCTAAGATAGAACATCCAGATCACTACAACAAAGGTATTGAATGTTGGGACTATATTGTATCCCACAATATGGGATTTCTTGAAGGTAATATTATTAAGTATGTAACAAGGTACAAGCATAAAAACGGCAAAGCTGATTTGCTTAAAGCTAAAGAGTATCTTGATAAGCTGTTGGAACAAGTTAAATAGATTGTATGAAAGAAGATCATGTTAGACTTATATACAACGCAGTGAACTCAAGCATACATATCCCCGACCTACAGGAATGTAAAGAGGATGTTCAAAGATTAAAGAAGGATGTGTTTGTTCTTAAAGCTACAATGTATTTTCAATTATTAATAAGTTTATTAATGATTATGTTGGTTGTGCTATTATCTTTATGAAAAAAAAATTAACTCCAATAAAACAAATTGATATGGCTTGGGGTAGCCCAGCATTTCTATCGGGATATTGGGAAGTAAATAAAATTCAAGTTGATAAGATTAAAAAAAATAAAAGCTACTCATTTGGATCTAGATCTAAACTACGCAATCGAATTAAAAAGCTACATAAAAAAGTAGGCAATGCTGAAACAAAAAATAAACATATTGTTGTTGCTGCCGGAGCAACTCAAATCCTTTTAGGTTTAATGCATGTTCTACGCGAACAAACCCCAAAGGTAAAATCCGCTTGGGCTAAACCACCACACTTCTCTCGATTTCCAAAACTTGCAGATTTTGCAAAGTTAGATTGGTTTAATAATGAAATTGCTATCACTATCACAAGCAATCCCAATAACCCAGACAACACAATCACTGACGAAACGGGAAGCACTATTTTAGATCTTTGTTATAACTGGCCCCAATACACAAAAGAAGTAAAGAAATACGATCACCCAATCATGGTGTTCTCATTAAGTAAAGCAACTGGACACGCCAGCACAAGGATTGGTTGGGCTGTAATTAAAGATAAAAAAATAGCAAAGGCGTTGGAAACTTATATTGAAATTAGCACAGGTGGGTTATCCATTGACGCTCAAATACGAGCAGAAGAAGTAATTGAACATCAACTAAGAACAACCTACACAGTATTTGAACATGGTAAACAAGTTCTCATTGAGAGATGGACGCTAATTAATAAATTAGTTAAAGAAAATAAACTACCTTTTAAAGTTTTAAATTCATCTGGTATGTTTCTTTGGGCAAACGGATTGTGTCCGCCACACCTATTACATATTAAAGGTTCGGA